GGCTGAGTTCAAGATCAAGCGGCTCAACCGGCCTGCCTCGTCGGCCACAGGTTGGGTGGACCTGACGAAGTGGCAGCGGTGCGGCGGCACGGTCGATCTAGCCTGGCTGGAAGGCAAGCCCTGCTGGGCGGCGCTGGATCTGGCCAGCACTCTGGATCTCACCTCCTGGCGGCTCCTCTGGAAGGTCGACGGCATCTACTACACATGGGGGCGTCGATTCGTGCCCGAGGATGCAGTTCGCACGCGAACCGAGCGCGGTGTGGTCCCTTACGCCGGTTGGGTTGCCTCAGGCCTTATTGAGGTCACCGATGGTGAGGTGACCGACTACGACGCGGTCGAAGCGCGCATGCGTGCGGATATCGAACGGTTCAAGCCGAGCGCAGTGGCATATGACCGATGGAACGCCCAAGAGATCAGCCAAAGGCTGCTGGCTGACGGTGTCCCCATGGTCGAGTTCAACCAGACCACGAAGAACTACCACCCGGCGATGACCGAGCTGGAACGCGCTTACATCAAGAAAGCGATCCACCACGGCAACGACCCGGTGCTGAATTGGTGCGCCTCCAACGTGATTGCCATTAAAGACGGGAACCTGAACATGAAGCCGGACAAGAAGCGATCGCCGGACAAAATTGACGACATGGTGTCGCTGATGATGGCAATCGGGATCAGCATGCCGGGCGATACTGCTGACGATGCGGGCGACTTCTTCAAAAATCCGGTGATCGGATGAAGCCGCGTGCAGCGAAGCCAGGGCGCCTGCGCGCTGCGGCCCTGAAGTGGCTCGGTGTGCCGATCCATTTGACCGACGGTGATTTCTGGTCCGACTACTTCGGGTCCAGTTCCGCGGCGGGCGTGCCAGTGAATCAGCAGACAGTGCTCAAGCTGTCTGCAGTGTGGTCCTGCGTGCGCTTGATCTCTGAGACGATATCTACGCTTCCGCTCTCGATGTACGAAAAGACCAGCAGCGGGAAGCGTGTCGCCAGCCACCATCCGCTTCAGTTCATTCTCCACGATCAGCCAAACGCCGACACGACCGCAGCGGTGCATTGGGAGGCGAGTGTGGCAGCGATGCTGCTACGGGGAAATGCAAGGTGCGAGAAGCTGACCATCGGTGGTCGGCTTGTCGGACTCCAGTTCCTGCATCCAGACCGGCTTACCAGCTTCCGTCGCGACGGGGTCAAGGTGTGGCGTTACACCGACGAAAACGGGCTGCAGAGAGAAATTCCGAATGATCGAATCTGGAGCATCCCCGGGTTTTCCCTGGATGGGAAGGACGGTGTTTCCGTCATCGGATATGGGGCTGAAGTCTTTGGGGCCGCCATAGGTGCAGATCGGGCAGCCAGCGGCACATTCGCCAAGGGGCTGCTCCCGACAACCGCAATCACCTTCCCGGCCGTCCTGAAGCCTGATCAGCGAGATGATGCGAGAAGGGCACTTGAGGGCCTGAGTGGCGCCGTCAACGCGGGGCGTCCCGTGATTCTTGAGGCTGGTTCTGAAATCAAGACGGTCGGTATTAATCCCGCAGACGCTCAGCTCCTTGAGTCCAGAGCGTTTTCGGTTGAAGAGATCTGCCGCTGGTTCCGCGTTCCTCCCTTCATGGTGGGCCATAGCGAGAAGTCGACAAGCTGGGGCACAGGGATCGAGCAGCAGATGATCGGCTTCCTGACGTTCACCCTTGGCCCTTGGCTGCGACGCATCGAGCAGGCGATTAGCAAGGATCTGCTGACCCCTGCCGAAAGGCTCCGGTACTACCCCAAGTTTGCGGTTGAAGGACTGCTACGCGCGGACAGTGCCGGTCGTGCGTCTTTCTACGCGGCCATGGTGAACAACGGCATCCTCACCCGCGATGAGGTCCGCGAGCTGGAAGACCGCGAGCCGATGGGAGGCAATGCGGCCGTGTTGACCGTCCAAACGGCGCTGGCGCCGCTCGACAAGCTAGGCCAAGCCGAAGATGGAAACGCTGCCCGTGCATCGATGCGCGCGTTCCTCGGCGTGCCTGATCCCACCAGCAAGGATTAACAGATGACCATGCGAGAAACCCCGGGTGTTCCAAGCGGACGCCCTCAGATGGACGTGCGCAGCTACATTGCACCCGCCGCGTTCGACCGCTGGGACTCCAGCATTCGGGCCGCCGCTGAGGATGACGAAGACCGCACCATCGGCATCTACGACGTGATCGGTGAAGACTGGTGGACCGGCGGCGGATTCACCGCCAAGCGCATGTCAGCAGCTCTCCGATCGCTCGGGAAAGGCCCGGTCACTGTGGCAATAAATTCACCGGGCGGCGATATGTTCGAAGGCCTGGCGATGTACTCCATGCTGCGTGAGCATCCGGGCGAGGTCACCGTGAAGGTGATGGGCATCGCGGCGTCGGCGGCATCGATCATCGCTATGGCCGGTGACCACGTGCAGGTCGCTCGCGCCGGCTTTCTGATGATTCACAACTGTTGGTTGCTCGCTGCCGGCAATCGCCACGAGCTTCGCGCGATCGCAGATCAGCTGGAACCTTTCGATTCGGCGATGGCCGATGTCTATGCCGCCAGGACGGGAGAAGACGTCAAGGCGATGCAGAAGCTGATGGACCGCGAGTCCTACATTGGCGGCAGCGCTGCGGTCTCGCAGGGATTCGCGGATTCGCTTCTGGACTCCGACGAGATCGGCAAGGCAGATGAGGGTAAGAGTGCTTCGGCGGTGCGCCGTATGGAAGCCGCACTTCGTGCCTCGGGCATGCCCAAGTCTGAAGCCATGCGTCTGATCAGCCAGTTCAAGTCCAGCGCGGGCGATCCCGCTGGCGGCGGTGAGGGGGATCCCACCGAACACGGCGAGCGTGACGCTCCCGGCTTCAAAACCACCGCGGCACTTGCCGCAAACCTCACCACCATTCTGTAGGAGCGCCAAAATGGCCCAGATCGACGACGACATCAAGAACATCAACGCCAGCCTCGGGCAGGTGAACGAGCAGCTGAAGAAGCACGCAGAGCAGGCCAAGGCCGACATCAGCGCGCATGCGCAGCTGTCGGAGGAAACGAAGGCCAAGGTCGATCAGCTGCTGGTTACCCAGGGCGAGCTGCAGGCCAACCTGCAGGCGGCCCAGCAGGTGATCGCCAAGCTCGAGCAGGGTGGCGGCGCGCCGGCCAAGGCCCGCACCATCGGCGAGGTCGTGGCAACCTCGGACGTTTGCAAGAATTTCAACCCGGGAATGCAGGGCAGCTTCACGGTCAAGGCCGCCATCACGCGCGAGGATGCGTCGGCGGGTCACCTGGTCGAGCCGCACCGAGTTCCGGGTGTCGTCGCAACGCCGAACCAGCGCCTGTTCCTGCGCGACCTGCTCAGCTGGGGAACCACGACCTCCGATAGCATCGAGTACGTGCGGGAGACGGGCTTCACCAACAATGCGGAGGTGGTCGGCGAGAACCCCGTGAACCCGAAGCCGGAATCGGATCTGGCCTTCGAGCTGGACTCGGCGAAGATCGCCACCATCGCCCACTGGATCAGGGCGTCCAAGCAGGTTCTGCGCGACGCCGGTCAGCTCCAGGCGTACATCAACGGCCGGCTGATGTACGGCCTGAAGCTGAAGGAAGAGGCCCAGCTGCTTAAGGGCTCCGGTGTCGGCCTGAACATCAACGGCTTGTACACGCAGGCCTCGGTGTACGCGAACCCCGGCGTGACCGTGCAGAACGAGACGGCGATCGACCGCCTGCGCATCGCGATGCTGCAGGTGACGCTGGCCGAGTACGAGGCCGATGGCATCGTGCTCAACCCCATTGACTGGACCACCATCGAGCTGTCCAAGACCGCCGAGAATGCCTACCTGTTCGCTACGCCGCGCGGCCTGGCCGGGCCCGGCCTGTGGGCGCGGCCCGTCGTGGCCACGAAGGCAATGGACCTGGGCGACTTCCTCACCGGCGCGTTCAAGATGGGTGCCCAGGGTTGGGATCGCGAGCAGGCCAACATCACCGTGTCCAACCAGGACCGCGATAACTTCGTGAAGAACATGGTCACCATCCTCTGCGAAGAGGACGTTGGGTTGACCGTTTTCCGCCCCGAGGGTTTCGTGAAGGGCGGATTCGACGGCCTGCCGGTTGTGGACGCGCCGTAACCTAGCTGCGGGGCAAGGCATGGTCCTTGCCCCGCGATGGAGATGAATATGACCAAGGTAATGGCACTGTGCTCCTTCGAGCATGGCGGTCGCCGTCCGCGCGATGTGGAGTTCGAAGTGAATGCGCAGCACGCAAAGCTGCTCGTAGCGCGTGGCCTGGTATCTCTCGTTGGCGACTCCGCTGCAGATGGATCCACCATCACATCGGGATCTGATCTTGTGGATCAGAACGCCGCCGATGTGATCGCCGCACTCTCCAGTGTGACCGAGGTGGGGGTGCTTGGTGAGGCGCTCGCAGCCGAGCAATCCAAAGGTGAGAAGGCCCGCAAGACCGTGTTGGAGGCGCTTGCGGGGGCAATTGCAGAGCTCTCGAAGGAATGACCAATGATCATTGAACTGGCCGATGCAAGGCGACACCTGGTCGTGATCCACAGCCAGGATGACGAACTGATTACTGACTACGTGAAGGCGGCTCAGGATTACATCGAGCAGTACATCGGCCGGTCAATTCCATGGACGGACGGCGGAGATCCGCCAGTTCCCGTGCCGGTGCCCGAGTCGATCAAGCAGGCCGCGCGCCTGCTCGTCGGCGACAGCTACGCCATCCGCGAAGGCGCGATCACCGGCACCATCCACTCGGATAACCCGGCAGTACTCAGGCTCCTGAACGCGTATCGTGTCGGCTGGGGTGTGTGATGGCAGGCCGAGGGAAGTACAGACACCGCATCACGCTGCAGGAATTCGCGGCGGTGCGCGATCCGCTGGGAGGCGACAGCAAGGACTGGCGAGACTGGAGCAAGGACGTTCCGGCGGAGGTCGTTCCGCTATCGGGCCGTGAGTTCACCGCGGCGAGCAGCGAGCATGGGGAGGTGACGGCGCGGATGGAGATTCCCTACCTCCCAGGTGTCGAGAACACCATGCGCGTGCTGTTCGATGGCCAGGTGTACGCCGTGCGGGCCGTTCTTCCGGATCCCACCGCGCGGCGGCACCTGACCCTCATGGTCGACGCGGGGGTGTCCGATGGCTGAGGCGATTGAGGTTCGTGGCCTGGCCGGGCTGCTGGCATCGCTTCGGGCTCTGCCCAAGGAGCTGCAGGGCAAGCCGCTGCAAACCGCCATGCGCAAGGCCGGCAACATCATTAGGGATGAAGCAAGAGCCAGGGCTCCGCGCGCCACCGGGTTTCTCGCCAAGCAGATCGTTGTCCGCCGTGCCAACTCGAAGAGTCGCCGCAAGGCCGGTGTAGGGGATGGCGGCGAGTACTTCACCGTGGGGGTGAAGACCGGCAAGAAGGTCAAGTATGCGAACACGCCGCGGAACAAGCGCAAGCGCCGCGTGGGGAAGCTGTACGAACAGAGCGGCTGGGCGTATTACTGGCGCCATCTGGAGTTCGGCACCAGGAAGATGGCTGCCAGAACCTTCCTGAACCCTGCTGGCGAGGCGAGAGGGCCGCAGGCGGCACAGGTGATGATCGATGAGACGCGCGCGGTAATCAACAA